TGATGCTCTTGCTCTTGCTGCTTGTTGAAGTTCTTGCCCTCTATAATTTGCTGGAAGACCTCCAATTTGTGGTCTAACTGTCCTTACTGGTGTTCTCCCACCACCATAAGTTTGTGGCGTTCCAGCATTCATGGGACGAGCAAATCTTGATTGATATGGTGCATTAGAAATTGGTCTACGATTAGCCATTTGATCTGATGTGGGAATTTCACTCAAATACTCTTCATACATATCTTCCCATGTATACTCACTCAGGTCATAACCTTCCTCTACGAGTGAATTTACCCATGCCTCAACTTCTTCCCAAACTTGCTCTTCTGTGAGTTCTTGTGGAGCATAAATCGCATTGTATGCTTCCATCATATTGAGAGCATCAGTTCCCGTAATTCTAGACATTGTTTCTTTATGTTTTTCTAATTTTATTTATAAAAAAGAGGGTCATTGACCCTCTAACCATTCTTTCTTGAAATCATAATCACCAAACAGAAACTCATCAGATTCTGCTGCTTCTTTATAAGCATTCAGGATTTCCTGTTCGCACCATTCATCATAGTTGGAATCATCTTTGATTATTTTATGGTTCATTTTTTATAGTCCATCCATTTCTTCTTGGTCCAGTTCTATTGTATTTAACTGCGGCGGACATAGTTGCATATGAAATATTATGTAACTTACAAAATTTTTTTAATTCACCAACAATTGTATATTCTTGCCCCTCTGGGGAAACAAGTTTCCATTTTTTTGCTGATGGTGATAAGAAACCTTTTGCATATCTTTGTTTTGCTTTATCGCTTATTTTTCTTTTTCTTTCTTCACTACAAGGAACACCATAACTTGGATTATTTTTTCCTGCTACTTTTTCACTTATTTTTTTCTTGGTTTCTTTGGTATGTTTCTTTACTCCACCATAGTTTCCTCTTTCTTCTTTAGTTTTTAATCTTTTTTGTATTTGTTCTTCCCACTTATCTCCATATATTTCTTTGTATGTTCTTCCAGTCAATTTTGGTGGTCTTGAACTCTCACATATATTTGTGAGTATTCCACCTTCATCAATATCTTTCTTTCCATATTTTTTAATCAGTTCTTCTTCATAATCATAAGCATCATTTTCATTCTCAAAATATTCAACAATTTTAATTTCTGGTTCATAACCTTCTTTTCTTATTTTTTTAATCTTATCAAACTTTTTAAAATTGTCTGATTTTACCCTTGATTGCTCCGATAAATGGAAATAGACCCGATTACCTTTCCCCTTTCCAACATAGAAAGGAAGATTAACTCTCGGATCTATTAATTCATAAACATAATACATTTTAACAAACTGAACTCTAATACTATTTATATAATATTATATTTCAGTTTGTTGTATTTGTCAAAGTTTAAAATCACTAAAAGTATTGGCAGTAACATCGTGTTTAATTCCACCGACAATGTAAGATTCATTTTCTGTTTCTTGATTGGCGGTTTGAAGTCCCTTAGAACTGATCCAGTGCTCAGTCCAGGGAAGTGGGTTATTTTTAGCAGGAATGTCATAAAGAGGTTTCAGTCCAATCGCCTTCATTCTACGGTTTGCAATCCATTCAACATACTGCTGTAACAGTTTGTCATTTAGACCAATCATAGATCCATCCTTGAACAGATACTCTGCCCAAAGTTTTTCCTGATTCACGGCATTCTCAAAGGTCTTATAAAACCATTGCTCCTCTTCTTTAGCGATACTTGCCATCTCAGGGTCATCACCTTCCTTCCACTTATTCAGGATGTTCTGAGTAATAACCAGATGCTGGTTTTCATCACGAGCAATCAGTGAGATGATTTTTGCACTTCCTTCCATAAGCTTGAGTTCGCCAAAAGCAAAACTGCAAGCGAAGCTGACGTAAAAGCGAATACCTTCAAGAATATTAACGTTTGCAACTGCTCTAAAGAGTTTGCGTTTGAGTTCATACCTTGCTTCTTTTGCGTAGGGTACTTGTTCTAAAGCATGGACCCACTCATTCGAATTATCATAATGATGAGCACTATTGATGAAATCGTTGTATGCCTGAGTCACACTCACGGCACGTTCCATAATACGATCCTCTTTAAGGATAGTATCAAAGACTTCAGATGGGTCTGAATAAACGTTCTTGATGATATAAGTGTATGAACGGGAATGGATCATCTCCATAAACTCCCATACTTTCATACACGCTTCCAGTTCAGGGAGGGAACAGTAAGGCGCGAACGCCATACCAGGACCACGACCTTGAACTGAATCCAGCATCACCTGATACTTCAGGTTACTGGTGAAGATGTGTTTTTGCTCTGGGCGTAGCATATGATAGTCGCTACGATCTTTTTGAAGAGATACCTCTTCGGGTCTCCAGAAATAACCCAATTGCTGTGTTGTTAGTTTATCGAATATTGGATACTTGTAAGAATCATATCTTTGTATTCCCAATGGTTGTCCAAAAAACATTGGTTGTTTTTTGGTGTCTACTTCATTGGAGTTAAAAACGGTCATCGATTCGACCATTGGTTTCTCCTGTGAATTTATTTTGAAACTAAATGTCATAATTTCCTTTTTACTAAACTAACTCAACTGTTATATTTAACTGGATTAGATTTTAACATAACTCCACCTATAACCTTTACAATGATTAAATTTTCCTTCACAAGTATATTTGATATTAGAAGGATTTGTTCCTATAAATTTAGAAGCATCGCTAATAGATTGAAACTCTCTTAAAAAATTTCCTTCAATATCATACTGAAATACTTTGATTCTTTTTACATTTGGATTATTTTTGAGTGTTTGGGATGTTTTACTTTTACTCTCTTCTTTGTGCGATTTTCCAGCAAATCCACAAGGAGATGGTTGTCCTTTTCTCATTTTACTCCATTTTTCTTTTTGTTCTTTTGTATGTGTTTGATTATAGAATGGATTTTCTTCTCCAATAAATTTGCCCTTTCTTTTTGATGATAAAAGTTCTTTTGTTTCTTGTGTATGAGAATATCCAAGAATCCCACCATCACCACCAATAGTTTGATTGTATTCTGGTTTTAATGATGAAATCCAGAATATTTCTCTATTTCCTAAATCACTTTTACACACTTCAATTTCTTCAATAAAAAAATTTTCTTTTCCATATTTTCTTATTGCTCTGTGGAAATAAGTTGTAGAATCTCTTTTAAGTGCATCATAACAATGATTATAAAATCTTGTTGATAAAGATTTTATGGTTTTACCAACATAGAATTTCCCATTCAGTTTATTTGTTATTTTATAAATGCGACCTTCCATAAGATAAAGTAAAAACCTATTACTATTTATAATAATAGGTTTTTACATTTTTAATTAAATAGAGCAACTATCACAAGTTGTTTCGTCGGCACCAGAAAGTTCTTGGAGAAGTGATTGAAGGTCTTGTTTTGTTTCTTCCACCACCTCATCAGTTTTATTATCATAAGTGTTTTGATAATAACTTGTTTTCCATCCCACAGAATATGCATAAAGCATATCGTGTGCCATTACCGATGTTGGAACTTCATTATCTGGGTAATTTTCTGGATTATACGACCAGTTTCCAGAAATCGCTTGATCGAAGAATTTTTGCATAACAGCAACAATATGAATATACCCGCGATTGCTAGGCATATCCCACAGCAGCGTATAGTTGTTCTTAAGAGTTTGATACTGGGGAACAATCTGTTTGAGTGGACCCTTCTTCGACTTCTTAATGGACAGGTATCCGCGAGGTGGTTCGATTCCATTTGTTGCATTTGACACAACGGAACTGCTCTCCGATGGCATTTGTGCTGACAGTGTTGAGTTTCTAACTCCATACTGCTTAACCTGTGCTCTAAGACCTTCCCAATCATACTTCAATTCGTTTGGAACGATTTCATCCACATCACTCTTGTATGTATCAATCGGAAGAATTCCCTGAGAATACTTAGTGCGATGCGAATACTCACAAGCACCTTTCTCTTTCGCAAGATTGACTGTTGCCTGAATAAGATAATACTGGAATGCTTCGGTTAGATCATGAACCAGTTGCCATGCACCAGGATCGTCGTAATGCTCCCCGTGCTTGGCAAGATAGTGTGCCAGACCAATATAACCTATTCCAAGAGAACGACGCCTCTTGGTGAAGTTCTCCGCTGCCTTTACAGGATAATTTTGATAGTCAATAATCTCATCCAAAGCACGAACAGAAAGATCGCAAAGTTCTTTCATATCATCAAAATGTTTTAGTTTTCCAACATTAATTGCCGACAAAATACAGGTGGCAATTTCTCCGGTCTCATCATCAATATGCTGAATGGGAGTTGTTGGTTCTGTAATTTCCATACAATTCCCAAGAAGAAATCCATTAAACATTCCCATTCCTCTTACCGTTTCGGTAAAGCAATATGTAGAATCTCTTCTGCCAGTATAAACAATTTCTTCTACAGTATGAAATCTTTCAGCATTTCTATTTGGAATATTTTTTGAAATGTTAGATTTTATTACATATTCTGCAAAACCAAGATTGCATAATTTGATGAGACCACTATTAGAAATAAGCAATCTCCACACTTCATTACATTCATACTCTTTCATTCCACCTTTACCATCAGGCATAAGTTGCTTTCTATTTTCATAGGTTTTTTTAATTTTACAATCAACCCCAAGAGTATGAAGCATATACTTGACACTTCTGAGAAATTCAAAGTTAATTGAATTTATTTGAACTGTTTCTGTCTGATTATTTTTTGCAATATGCCCATCCGAATCAACTAATCCAGCAAACCACTTCAATCTAGATTCAATTGTATAATTGCAATCTGGAACTACAAATTTAGTGTGAGGGGGAATATTCAAAAACACCCTAATTTTATCTTGCATATTATAATATTTTGAATATGGTAGATATTCTAAAATATCTTTTTTAGTTCCATACAAATCAAGTATTGGAGTGCCTCTATGATATGATCCATCACCACTATGAAAACCTAAGGCATATGCATGTTCTAGTTTTAAATTACCTTCAATTATAGGCAAATCAAATTTAATTAACTTATCACCAGATTTCAATTCATATGCTCTCTTTTCAATAAGTTTTCTATCTCGTGAATAATTTTTACCCTCTATAATAAAAAATCTATGATATGGAGTGCATTCAATATCTTCACCGTCAATAACAACTTTTAAAAGTTCTTGATTATCTGATGTTTTTTCGATCAATACATTAGACCAAGTTTCTCCATTCCAAATATCTACATAATCACCCACCATTTCGGAGATAGTTTGATAACCATCTTTAGTAAGAATTTGAGTTTCTGGAGCAACACACAAATTACTCATAGAAATTTTATCAAGATAAGAACTATGAGAATTACAATGGTCAATATTCATGATATAAATACGACCAGTCTCTGCCCTCTCTTTCAGAAGATTCAGAAAGAGTTCTTGAGCACCGATAGTTTTTCTTGGAATAGATGTATCTCGTTCATAAGATACATATAACTCGTCAAATCTATCAGTGCCAAAAGCATCATACAAACCAGGAACGTCGTGTGGAGAGAAGAGTGAGACTTCTCCGTTTTGAATGAATCGTTCATAGAAGAGTTTGCTGATTTGAATACCGTAATCTAATTTTCGAACACGATTGTCCTCCGTTCCCTTGTTATTTTTCAATACGAGGATGTCTTCGATTTCTTGGTGCCAGATTGGGAAGAAGCAGGTTGCTGATCCACCTCGTATGCCATTTTGCGTACAGCAACGGACAGTTGCTTCAAACTTTTTGAGAAACGGTACAACGCCAGTGTGCTGGACTTCACCACCTCTGA